GTCTCGGTATAATCAGTTTACGGGCTCTATTGGATAAGCCCCGGATAGGCATGTTCATAAGATTCGGCCTAGAACACGCTACTCTTCCTGTGACTGTGCCATGTAGCATGAAGCTAGGATGTACTGTTCCATCTGTCTCAGTACGATAGTTCTTTAGAAAGTTTCTCAGGAACTGCTGTGCGTGCCGGGCCTTTACTAGAGTCTGAGCGAATGAGCAGAAGATCTCGTCTCCGTAATACTTCTCCTGGGCTAATCTATGCAGCTGATCCATGGCAGTAGTACGTGGAGAGCGATCACTATCTGCGTGTCTTCCTTCCTTGTGCGTAACGTCTACCCGCTTACTGTACTTGGTAGTAGGCGCGCCAGCTATATCATATAACCAGTGAGCAACCTGCTTAGGTGAGCGTATATTTAGCTCAGGATCGCCTGCTATCTCTCTAAGGCTTTCTGTGTACTCGACTAGCTCCCCTGAGGTCTGCACTTCTAGTTCCTCCAAGTACGGCATGTCTACTCGTACACCCTCTCTAGACACCCGTGCAAAGGTGCGAGCAGATGGCAGGAGTAGATTGTAGTATAGACGCTCAAGACTCGCATCCTTCTCTACCTGCGGTAGGAGGTACTTAGCTAGACAGTATGTGAAGATGACATCCTGTACATTGTATCGGTGCAGTACGTCTGCAGGTATGTTCGAGTAGGACGCCTTCTTGTTTGGCAGGTACTGCCGTATGTCATACTCCCAGTCCGGTGCATGTAGGTAGCGCATGGCTAGCTGCTTAAGTCCGTGCGTACCACGTGTCTCATTTAGACAGTAGTGAAGTAGCATTGTATCCTGGTCGATAGGGACATGTACGTCTATTAGAGAAATGGTACGTGAGGTGTCAAAGGTAGCGTTATGTGCACACCAGTCTGTGTGAGTAGGTCTAGCAGCTTCCTGGAAGGCTTCACAGACAGCCGGAACGTCGTAGAAGAGCTCGCCAGGAATCACTGCTGCCTCTGTGGGACTCCAGGCAAATGCTATACTTAGTAGATCGTTATCCACCATCTTGACGTTTGCTGTCTCTATATCCCAAGCTACCAGACCCTTATGATCGTGCAGGAAGTGGAAAAACTCTATCGCCTCATTCGGATCCTCTATAGTCTTATAGTCAAGTACTAGTGGTACTCTATCTACTACGGGGCCACCTTCCTGAAAGAGCCACTCCATCTCTTCTGCCCACTCAGTAAAGAGGCCAGGATTGTAGAGTAGAGCTGCTGGATGATACATGGGAAAGACTGTATAGCTAGACTCTCCGTCTACCTGATGTAGCTCATAAGCCTGCCCATGTACCTTGCTTATCTTTCCGTAGCCACCAAGAACTCCCAGGGCAGTTGCACCCAGTGGTACTATAGTCTCGATGCCTCTCTGGCTGAACTCGGCCACCAGGGCGGGAGAACAGGCAGCGATATCCATACTCGTAGGAGTGCGATTCCCTGGAGGTCTACACTTACATACGTTCGTGTAGTACATATCCTCTGGATCCTGTCCACAGGCCCGTATTACTGTTCGTAGTAACTGACCACTTTCTCCTACAAAGGGCTTACCACGAGCTAATTCAAGCGCCCCTGGGGCCTCTCCTACGAAAGCTATCTTCGCATGTGGTGGGCCAGAAGGTGGTACGTATCTACTGTAGTCTAGCGAGCAAGTCTTACAGTGCATGCTATTCCTCCTCCGGAGGCTGGTTTACGGCTTCAACAGTTGTGCCGTTCCTGCCCCAGACCGTTCATTATGAAGGCAATGTTAGATCGAAGGATATCTAGCTGAGCATCGGTGAACACCCAGTGAGGGTCGTAGTGCCAGCTCCGTGGCCTGTGTAGCATCCCGTGCTCTCCACCGAACTCCACGTAGTGGTAGGCGGCTATGGTAGGTAAGGATGAATCACAGCCACGCATACTAGTATCTAGAAAGGGCTCCAAAGGTGTATGGAAGCTTAGTAGATGCACAGGAAGGGTGATAGACAGCTCTTTAATCAGAGCGCCACGGCCATGTACCTGCGCCTCTGGCATAAGCTGCATTTCTGGCTTTCCCAGGCCAACGGAGTCGACAAAGCCACTGCAAACAGCCATGTGCATACCGCTGTGCAGCTCTTCTAGATCTCTACCATGAGGCACGAACATGAAGCTCATTCCTTCCATGCGTAGTTTCTGTAAGCCTTCATGCCGTATGGCGTTCTGGAAAGCTGCCTCATTAGCCGAATAGCTCTCGGCTGTATCGGGAAGAACCATCTCGCTAGGGGAAATCATTCTAGCTGCTGTTACAAGATCACCAGGGAGCACAGGGCGACCTAACTCAATTAGTGAGTTATCCAGAAGCACGTAGTCTCCGGCCTTGCTCCTCTCGCGGTAATACTTGGCGTACTTAGGAACGCCCAGGACCAGATGGGCTAGCGCCATGTGGTAGTCACTAACACTAGCTAGTTCCAGATATTCGATCGGTACTATCGGTGCGAACTTCATTTCTTACCTTTCTTGTAGCCAAGCAGCGAACACCACCTGACTATCTTTGGCCAGTCCATGCGTATAGCCCACGTGTACCAGGGACGCATACCTGCCTTCCTGAAGCGAGCGTTTAAGAAATCTACTCGCGCTACACATTCATCGTAGGTCACTCTTCTCTCCTTATTGTAGGTGCGGGGCTAGGGTTGCAGGAATGGTATTCACCACAGCACTCGTCATCATGAGTTTCGCCCCGCACTATTAGTGGTCAGTGAGTCGGAATGACTAGCCCCGGATAGTCTCACTCGTTACCGCTGGTATGACCACTATACTACTTCCCTGGCTTGCGCAAGCTTTTGAGTGCTCGGGCGATTCCGGGCTTCGGTGGCTTTGGCTCTGATTCTAGCTCTGGCAGCACAGCATCACTCTGCTGTGCACGTACCTTGCGTAGGGCCGCCCATACCAGAGTATAGTTCAGCAGATCCAACAGACAGTCATCGACCTTCTCTGACTGCTCAACGTCCATTGGAGCGGTAAGAACTGCACCTGCTCTGCGGGCCTTTAGCCCAACCATTACAGCAAAGGAAAGCTCACCAAGCTGCATCCTGTGCCACATCGGCTCGTGCTGGTCGTAGGTCTTACCACGCTCATCCAGGAGAGCTAACGCCTCGTCGATGACTTCCTGCATAGCTGCACGAACTTCTTTCTCACATTTAGTTGCTACTACTCTTTCATTCGGTAGGAGCCTTTCCATCAGACACTTCCTTTCCTAAGGTTACTGGCCGCGAGATGGGTGTGATCACACTTTGTACCTCTAGGGCACTCGGAACATCCAGCCCCGCTCTATAGCAGGACTCAACGTTCACGCCGTAGAGTCTGCGGCGCACATTATGTACAGTATAAGCTTTTGGACCTTCTATATACTGTCCAGGCCCGTCAACAACTAGAGATCTCTCTGCTAGCTGAGCTTTCATGGCGGCTGTTTGTAGCGTACTCTGCCCCCGTCTACGGCGATCCTTATGCCACCAGGATAAGGCTGTAGAGAGCTGAAACCAGAGTACATTACGTGCTGTGTCGTATACCCACAGGAAAGGCTTCCCTGATGGGGACAGTACAATCGCATTTAGAAGTTCCTCTACGAAGACATCGCACATTGTAGAACCTCTACCTAGAGCAGAACTCTCTGCAGTTTCTCTTGCAGCCTTTAGTACAGAGGCTTCCACTGGAACTACCTGCACCCCCTGTGCTGTCAGGAACCCTTCGTAGAGACGTATACCACACAGGGCAGTTACTAAGTTCCTTCTTACTCTATCGGCTAGAATATCTGGGAAGCAGTGTTCTATCTCTAGTAGCTGCTTCTTCCATAGCTCTTCTAGTCGCTTCGCATCGTAGCCAAGTGTGTACTGTATGTAGGGACGAGCAAACCAGCTTAGCGGCAATTCTACCAGCGCCTTGAAGGCGACCCATGCCTCTGAGGAGATAGTCACGGTATGTGGAGATAGATTAACTACCAGTGTCCTCTCACGTATTGCAGGATCAGATACTACGTCCTCTCCATCTAGTACAAGAGGAGCCGATAGTATGTACTCCTGCGTCGTCTGATCTGCCCGTCCTCTTGAATCCTTACCTGCATCGTATGCCAACAAAAGCGCCCTTCGTAGGGTAGAAAAGGATCTCTCCGACAGGGTGGTTCTGCGGAACTCCGATAGTGATATAGGTATCGAGCTTGTAGAGGACATTAGGGATAGAAGAACGAAGGGCGTAGTACTACAGTCCCATGAACTCCCCTTAACGTACCCTAGCATCCTAAGGAACACTTCTAGTACTGTGGAACTTTTCCCCGATCCCTTAGTACCGTACAGGTCGAGATGCGGAAATCGTACTCCGAACTCTGCAAAGACTGGCTTCAGGGGTGCAGCTAGAAACCAGCCTATTATCGGCCAGATTGCCTGGGGCACGTTTATCTGTGGTAACAGTTTGGCTACTTCCTCCAGGGTAGACCTAAGTTCCTGCGTGCTTTCTGTTTCTGGGTACGCCATAGCAGGCAGTGTACGACCAGGATCCAGAAAGACTATGGTAGCTTCCTGTGGAGCTTGTTCTCCAGTAGCAGTAAGAACACAGTCTTCTGTTACCCATACATCCCCATGTCTACCTAGAACAGCTGTAGCTTCTGCTCTGTCTTCGCCTAACAGTGCCCACTTGTCTACAAGATATGGTAACAGATGGCGGACTTCTCTATCGGAACCTAGCCACTGCCAGTCCATACGCCCTAGCTTACGCAAGATAGTATGTACACTAGTAAAGGCACTCTTAGGTAGTGCTACGCCCTCCCATATCTGGCCGCCTGCGCGTATGGAGCCCCACAGGACGTCTTCTTTCTTTTCCTGTATGAGTCGCTTAGGTTCAAACACGAAGGTAGAAACGCGATGCCTTCCCTTTCCTCCTATTCCATCTACATAGTATCCATCTTCCTCCTCTGTGTAGTTCTGAATTACCTTTGCACCAGTGCGAGATGTACTGGCTACGGCATTTATGGTTCTATCTAGATACTGTGCACCGTAGTCCTCACTGGCCTTATCACCGACAGGCTTTTCCTGGTAGATAGTCCGCATACCCGCTTCGCTCATCCCTGCATTGTACAGGGCGCGTATTACCGCATAGTCACGTTCTGAGCGGGACTTGCCTCTATCTACCACAGCTTCCAGAATCTTGCGCCGTATTGGAGTCTCAATCTTTAGCCCTGCCTGTATATCTTTCAGGCTATAGCGAATGTCTGGTCTAGCCCGTGTTACGCGGCAGGGTACAGGTTCGTCTCCCTTAAGATTCCAGGAGCCAGGCACCCGCAGAACTCTTCCTGCGTCCGCAGTGCCTGCACCTCCTCCTGATGCTGTCAGTAGACCTCTATTTGCTACTTCTGCCTCTTCCGGTGTACAGACTCCATTGAGTAGCCAGTACGCGTGGTAGCCGTAGCCAGAGTCGACTACATAGCTAGTGGGCAGTATTGTCATGCGGGTCGCTTTCTCAGCAGCCGCCTTACTACCTAGATCCTTGGCGTCTAAATCAGCCCACAGGGCTAGAGCTCTGGATACGTCTTTCTTACGCATCCCCTTGCTTTTGCGAGGACAGACACCATACGCACAGAGATATTCTTTTCCGATACCTTGTACCGCCTGGAGCAGTGCATCAGGATCTCTGAAAAAGTTTACGCTCTGAGATACACGTTCGCGCTTTCCATCCGGCCCTCGCTTAGTGAGTACACGGAGCTCTATCCATTCATCCGTGTGTAGATCAGAGAAGAGCGCCCGCAGTAGACCCTTGTCCATAGTAGCCTCCTGCGTGGTGCGCATCTACGAACTACATTGTGGCGCCTATTACTCCAGCTGTAAGTACCTTATCCACACGGCCTTTGGTGACGCCCTGCCACTCGTCCTCGACTACCACCAGCGTGCATTGTAGAGTGAGAACTGCTGCAGGGTCGAACTGTATTTCTCCAGCCAGATCTTCCTTGGGGAACCCAAGTGCAATCAGCGTCTTCTTGAAGCTCCAGAGGGACTGGGGGAGAAGAGACGAGTTGTGCCAGGCCTTACGACCGGCGTAGTCTCCCTCCGTTATGTTGAAGCCCCAGGAAACATAGTCGTTACCATTCTGGGACTTCTTGATCTCACACTGCACTACTTCTGCCTGGTAGTAGCCCGGCGGCAGTGGAGTCGGTGTTACTTGCACGCCAGTCATGTTGATGTTGATAGCCATAGTCTAGTTCTCCTTTTCTAAATCTGATAGGGTAGGTACATGCACTGCTCCAGGTGCTTTCACCCCAGCATTGCCAGGGGGATTGCCGATAAGTAGGTCGTAGATCACCTGCATAGTAGGATCCGTCATGACTGCTGGTAGTGGATGTGGACTGCGACACTTTGCTGCACGTGCTGCAAAGGGCGCGGTCTGCAGGAATCGTATGACTGATCTGTCTGGCTTGATGTTCACGTAGGTGTAACCAACTACATCGAACTCACGCCCTATCCCACGTGCCTGTCTACCAATAAGTTCAGGGAAGGACTCAGTAAGTCCAGATACATCTGACTCTACACGCACGTTAGCCACACAGATGTAGTGAAGGCCACACTTCTTGAAGGTCTGGATAACCTTCCGTATTCGCATCATCACGAAGAGATAGTCCTGCCGTGTAGGCACATATGCATCGAAGCCCTTACGATCAGGAACCATCAGGCGTTCGTCCAGAAGCGTCTGTACAAGTGCACTAACACCGTCCATGATGATCGTCTTGTAGGGGTGATCTACCACCTTAAGATACTTAATGACAAGCTCCATCTTCTTCATGGAGTAGACCGGAACTACGTCTAGCTTATGGAAGTTAGGGTCCGTTCCGTCTCTGTGCGTGATTGCCTTAGTCCCTCTGTCCATGTCCAGGAAGAGAGCTGGCTTCATTCCCTCTATATCGTCGGCCTGTGCTGCCAGCCAGGTCTTTCCTGTGCCTGTCTCTCCGTACAGCAGGAGCCGCAGGCAGTCGTCCAGATAATCTGGGCCTACAATTCCTAGATCAATCTGTGGTTGTATTGATGCTATCATTCTTCTGTTCCTCTCTGTGCTCGCGCACACTATCCTATCTTCTGCAGCAGACCGAACGCTTCCACCCAACTGCAGCTGCATAGCAGGATAATACTAAACACTAGCAGCCCAATTCTCCGCTTCACGCCTTCTCCTCTCTGCGCTTCTGTAAGCGCGACCTATGTGGTTTTCTCTTCTTGTACTCACCCCGTAGTACGGGCTCAGGATCTAGCCCATTAGCGACCAGTGAGCAGGGTGTCCTGAACGGACAGTACTTGCAGGCCCACCAGGACGGATTGGGATAGATTACTACCCAGGGACTCAGCATCTCGGCTATGGTAGCCAGGAAACGTGTAGCGAAAGTGGCGATGGCCTGTGGCTGTCTCTTTATCTGCGTCCGGTAGATGAACTGCTGAGCATGCTCTGGCCGCTGTAAGTGTTGCAGGATGTCTTCATAGTTAGCTGGATTGTAGTCACCTTCTTCTATTGCAGCCATGAAAAGCTCGTAGGTGGTAGACTGTGACTTACTCTTCGATAGTGCACCACTCTTAAGTATACGTGGCTGCTTTGCAACCTTCTTAACCAGGAAGTTGTAAATAGTTCCTACAGGTCTGGTATCTGCGAATCTAGGATCTATACCACAGCCCCACTGGTAGGCTACGCACTGTTCGTCCAGGAACAACGTAGACATGTCCGGTAGACGAGCAGCGGTCTTGTGCTCAAGAAGCCAGTACTCTTCGTCCATCTTCACTAGCCCATCTGCTCTCCCTACGTAGATAACCTGCTTCCCTGGTATGAAAGGTATAGGTACTCTTAGGGTGACTTCAGGAGCAATAACCTCGAAGTTGTCATACTTGGCTGACCATAGAGCGTAGTACTCCAGCATACCTCTACCTAGTTCCTCGAAGTCGTCTAAGTCCTTCCACTGCTCGTCCGTTAGGGACTGTTTCTCGAACTCGTCGAAGTCTTCTTCTACAATACTATCATAGGTATCAAATAGTATCTTCGGATCTCTGTAGTGCTCTCCCTTGGTGTAGAACATCTCCAAGGCATCGTGTACCGTACTACCTAGCCAGAGATGCTTCTGTGGAGCCTCATGTGCGTAGCCCCGTCTAAGAAGAGAACTGAAGTCCCAGCGCTGTCTGCAGGTCTTGAACGCACGCATGTCGCTAATGTGAATCTCGTAGATCCTTTCATCTGTCATAGGACAGTCTCCTGTGTTAGCTCTAGGTTAGCTAAAATAGCTCGCTCGTCGAACTGATACCTACCTGCTCCATCTTCCCAGTGCCGTTCCACTATGCGCACATCATATAGGATGCGCAGGTGTCGTCTGATAGACTGCATCTTGTCTGAGCAGCCCAGACACTCTGCTATCTCTGATACACTTAGCAAATTTCCAGCTCCCTGAAGAAGCAGCACGATCTTTAGCCTATCTGAATTAGCCATAGCAGAGTAGAACTTAGCTAGAATCTTCTGCACTACTGGTGTATCTAGAGCAGGTTCGTAGATATCTACCAGTAGCCGGTTTACTGCCAGACTCTTGCAGGCCAGATACAGTTCCGCTTCTGACCATTCTTCGTACTTGCTATAGTCCCTTACAGCACTATACATAGAAGCAAAAGTAGGTTCCTCAACTTCCAGAGCAGGCCCTGCATCTGTGCATAGATCAACGAAGATACTGGTACTGAGTAACCCACACCATCGGTCTGGTACTACAGGGTACTGTTCCTCATCCTGCGTCCACAGGAGTAACGAAGCTAGTAAGCTCTTCCCCTTCTCCGAGGTTTCCAATCTCATGTAGTTCTTCTCCTTCTGAGTCGTGAGTGTATATCTTACATCCCTCAGGCACGATCACAGACAGCGTATCAGGAACATCTATTCCTGCTGCAAAGCATGCCTGCAGATCAAGTCCGTGCATCCACTTAGTGGTTCCTAGAAAAGCTCTCCGCGTAGGACCTACCACGTATAGATTAGATCCAGCGTTGTAGACTGATCGCTCTTTTAGAGCTATCTTTAGATGATGTAGTCTGAGAGAAGCTTGTCCAGTAGCCCTGCGTTCGGCCAGCCACCAGGTATACGCTCTAGACAGCTGCACCCACAAGCAGCGCGTCTGTCTATCGTACTGATAGGGGAACCCTACTTCATCTGGGGATAGTTCTACTGCGGCCACTACATCGGACACGAACTCACTAACGAGCACGGAACTTTTACCCATGATACTCTCCTATTATACCACACTTTACCGATAATGTCAAGCTATTTCTAGACCGGCTTCACAAAGTCAAGCAGGATACACGGATCACAGCCTTGCTTACAGTAGATAGCTATGTCGTCTGGTAGGTAGACGTACTTCTCATCTAGGGTTACTATGTCAGTGTTAATGATAGCCCCACAGACGAGTTCTACCGTGTAGTAGCTGCCTTCTGCTTTTACAGCCACAAGCTCTAGCTTCTTAGCTAGCTTCATCTTGCCACCCACTCTCTTAGTATCTCCTGGTTGGAGTGAATAAGACTTATCTGCTCTGCTGTAAGTGTATCGTACTCTCGAATGTCGCCAAGGAATGCTTTCTTAGAGTTTGGAGTTAGAGGTAGCTTACGAGCACCTAGTGCAAATGCCACTGGCGTATCTACACTTTCAACTCCACACTCCTTGGCTAGGGGAAGTTCGTACTCTAGAAACTCGCTGATGTTAGAGATCCCAAGGAGATGTGTCTGAAGGTACGGGTAGTCCTCTGCCATGTAGCGAATAAGCTCCCGACGAGAGCCTACCTTTGGCCAGACACTTGTCTTATCTCTACGAAGGGAACTTATACCGATATAGAGTGCTCCATTGTAGACCCTCCACCAGCCCTCTGTGTTCCACATATCGAGCCAGGTCTTTAAGACCATCTTCCACTGTTCTAACGTGTGCGCGTGAGGCACGAACATAGCCTGTACTCCGCTACGCTGCCCGACGATCCCTAGGGCTGCCTTTGACTCCCAGTGCGTAACAGTAGGATCGCCTAGCTTATCTGGTAGTACTACTATGTGTGGTACAAGCTTACGGCAGATATCTTCTAGCTCTAACGGAACAGGTGGCGCCTGAAGTTTCTCAAACACCTCGTTATCGAGAATGTCCACAGCATGCTCGCGCCAGAAGTTCATATACGCCTTCCCATAAGTCTTGTGTAGACACCAGGGCGCGATGACCATCTGAGGCTCCTGTCTGTAAAACTCTCTTACCCATTGAGGAGAGACGAACTGCATTACTTTCATACTACCTCCTCCAACCATCTACTACTATCGAGGCGATTACGTAGAGTGTGAACAGCACCACTCCACCTAGTACTATCCCGCCAGCAATCTGTAGAGTTAAGAGCATTCTGAACTTCTTTTCTCTAGCAGTCTAGTAAGCTGTGCCACTGTCCAGGCACCCAGTGCGACTAACTGCTTGATAGCTTCCTGGTGACTGCCCCATACGCACGTAGACGAGTATACTCTCCCAGGTTCATAATAGCAATTGTAGCACTGGCGCCTATGCAGGACGTTACTGGCGGATCTGGCATTAGATACCGCATAATTTTAGTTAGAGCTTCTGTGTACGGCTCAGATGATACTAAGGGCAGAATAGCTACTTTTTCCCTCTCAAGACACTCGTCACAGATATGGCGGCCTACTGGCACCTTATTGAACGTACAGACAGGGCAGAAGCCCACCATAGTCTTCATAAAGAGGTCTATCACTATAGCATCGCTCAGCCAGAACTTCACTGTGGATTTCTCGGCTACATCCACACCCACTGCCACCTGCTTTAGTATCATTCTGACACCTCCTCTACAATAGTGGAAGTCCACCAACTAGCTTCCCCTGCGGAAGGATAGAGCCTCTCTGACTCACGTGCGAACCAGTCCTTCACGGACTCTCTATTCTTAGCTCTTCGATATAGCACCCTGTGTTCGTACGCTCCGTTCCGTCGGGCCATAACACTAGCCACAAAGAACTTTTTCTTCCCCTCTCTGTGGCTTAGATATCCTTTGGGGTCCTCCAGCTTACGTAGTCGACCAAAGATGTCCTCCATGCGCCCTACATGACCGTCTGCTCTCGTGCTCACATCAGCAATTCTGTCGAACAACTGCTGGTGTAGCTTCTCTAGCCTTGCGATACGATTAGCGTGAGCACCATAAGCCTTCTCCAGTACTACAACACGATCCAGTAGCTGCCCGAACTCACGCCTCAAGGCTTCTATACTCGTCTCTGCGTCTCTGATGCGCGCCCATTCACTATGAACATGCGCAGAGTCATGCTCCATAGCCAGCTGACTTAGACCCGCTTCATGCCTGCCCACTTGCGCGTTCAGTTCAGTCACAACACCACACAGATCAAGTAGTTTTTCTAGCACCTCTGACTGAACGCTGGCATACTCCTCAGGGTGGTCGAGTTGCTCTTCCAGAGAGCTGGACAATGCACTCATTAGAGTTAGCCAAGCATTATACTTAACATGCCACTCCTTGAAGCTACACCATCCAGGGGGCGTAGTGGGAGCCTTAGCTAGAAGTTCCTTTAGTGTTTCCATGGCTAATCGTTTCCTTTCCATCTATTCTTCACCGTCTTCTTAATCCACTTGTCTGTTATCAGATCGCCATTTAGTCCCAGGCGCTTACGGATTGCCTGGAACACTGCCTGTGCATCCTTCTCCGGCCCCATATATAGAGTAGCTGTAAGCTCACCACTGACTATCTGTAGCAGACCATAACCTTCGTCCGCCTTCAGCACTATAGCGCCTACGTGCCTAAGATGGTCAGGATCACCCCTCCATTCTACGTACATTAGTGTGCTCTCCTTTCGTCAACGTCTCTGTCTCTATTCCACCTCTCTCGAGCTGCCTGATCGGTGGCTCTAGCTACGAGCAGTACGGCTCCAGTAAGCCTGTTGATAGCCTTAACTACGGCCAGTATTGTATCAGGACTATGTGAGGCAATACGGTAGCCTTGTGCCTTAGTCTGTGCTACATCTAGAGCTTCTTCCTGTTTCTTGAGCTCCTTTTCCATCTAGCGTTCCTCCGCTTTATAACTCTATTTCTTCTAGCCAGTTCATTAGAGCCCAACAAGCTCTCTCTCTCAAGCAGTAGCCCTACGACCATTACTGCAAACATAGTCAGACAGGCCACTAGCGTTCCTCCGCTACTATCTTGAATATCAGAGCGAATATGAAGAGAAAGACGCTAGCTGTACCGCACGCTCTAAACACAGCAGGCGTACCGCACCAGTTAGCTGTTATTCCAATCACTAGCAACGTCCATACGAGAAACAGTAGAAAATTTCCGATAGTCTTCACTTCAGCACCTCCTACTATTGTCTTGCACTCCACGCATGTAGCCAGCGAAGTACACTACTAGATAAGATATTACGAACAGTAAGATAGTCTCGATGTAACTCATCTTTCCTCTTCCTGACAGAAGTCTCTCGGGCCTTACCCCACGTCTCACTATTAAGACGCGCTCAGCAATCTCATCTATCCCAATGAGAGATGGATGCAAAGCTCCCCACACCAGTGCTTTCAACCCTTGTCAAGCAACCAACCTGCTATTAGCTTACCGGTGTCCCGAGA